CTTTAATGCTCCTTTAGATTTAGATATGCACGAAGACAGAGCAATACTAACAGCAGTAGAAATTAAAAAGAAAATGCGAGAAGCAGGATTAGGTATTGATATTGGTATAGGTATTAATAGTGGAGTTGCTGTTATAGGTAATATGGGTAGCGAAACTAGGTTTGACTTTACAGCTTTAGGAGATGCAGTAAATTTAGCAGCAAGAATGGAGAGTAGTTGTAAAGAAGTTGGAGAAGATATTGTCATTGCTCAAGG